CGGTCCTTGGTGGGGCCACTCGTACCACGGTCAACCTCGCCGCGCTCAAGGTGTCCATGTTAGCCCATGGGATACAGCCTGCCAAGATCGACAACATATTGGATTATGAAGTGCAGGTCGTTGACGAGGAGACAGGTAAGCTGACCCTGACTCAAGTGGTTAAGACGTCTACTAGCGACAGTGTCAACATCCGCATGGTCAACGCCGGTTAGTCACTAACAGTTCGCTGGATGTACGCCAGCGCGGGGGCGGTGAGATAAGCCATGTTAAGGGTGGCCGTCGTCCCATTACCCTTATAGCCATAGGAGAACCAACCACATGATGGAAAAGATCTATATCTGGGTCGCTTGGCACTTACCACGTACCCTGGTCAAGTGGTGCGCCGTGCGTGTCGGTGCCCATGCCACAGTCGGCAGGTACAGCGGCCAAGTAGTACCTGACTTGAAATTTATGGATGCATTGGAGAGATGGTAATGGACGATAGAGAAATACTCAATCGCATCCGCGAGGCCATCGCCGCCATGGATGGGGTGAATCTGGCGCTGAACACCATGGAACAACGCAAGATCTACCGGCGTATCCAGGATGCCAGTGACTCGCTGGTCGAGGTGCGCGAGGAACTGCAAGTCCGCATTACAGTACAGGCCAACGCACGCAAGGCTATCGAAAGGATGTCCCAATGAAACCCACCCCCTGGCTAGCTGTGATCACCGTCATCTCCTGGGTCCTGCTACTCATGGCCATCTCCACCAACGCCGTCCAAACCGCACGCCTCAACCGCCTGGAGGAAGGTCTCAAGGCCGTGGCTGAAGACATGGTCAAGCTGGATGTGGCGCTCCAGACCATCAATGCCCGTATTACCAAGATGCAAGGAGGTGAGAGACTATGACACCAGCAGAAAAAGCCCACTTGGCCCAGGTTGCGGCATATGGGGTCAAGCCAACCAATGCACTATTCCCTGTGATAGGCGACATGTTCAACGCCCACTGGGAACGCTGTGATGCACTACTAGTCACCACCAATGCCCACAAGCGCACAGATCAAAGCATCGTCATGGGCAGGGGTGCGGCGAAACAACTGGCATTGAAGATTGACGGTATAGATGTCGATCTCGGTCGCCAGATAGAGCACTTGAAACCCTATGGCATAGTGTGGTCGAAGTTCGAGATCGAGGACGGCGACTGGGTCGTGCCCAACATTGGGGCATTCCAGGTGAAGCGGTCATTCAAGGACAAGGCATCACTGGATCTCATTGAACGTAGCTGCGTCATGCTCGACCGCTGGTGCCGCGCCCACCCCAAGGCCAAGGTGCGCCTCAACTATCCTGGCATTGGCAACGGGGGTCTCAGTGAAGATGAGGTGCGCCCAATACTAGAGGAGTGCTTGAACATGAAACAGGTCTCTATCTGGAAATGCCCAGTGGTGGAAGTTAGTGACTAACATGGACATCTCTATCCCCTACCTCACTGGCGTATTCATCCTGGGCTTCATCCTGGGGTTCATCATTGGCCGGGAGTGGCGCGACTAGTTATGTATATCCCATCGCGAGTCCGCCACCCCAGCTTTGCCAACACCCAGGCGCTCGACCGTCTCCCTATGCCCACAATCGAAGACATGATGCGCCTGGGGGTGGCAATTGATGTCCCCTACCTTAGCACATTAGCTGAGGAAATGCGTGATACTATGGAGGATCTCTCGGCTAGGGTCCGGCGACGGGTTCCGCACGACAAGCTAGCAGAGTTTCTCGGCAACGACGTTGATGACACCGGCGACGATGCTGAGACTGCGGGGGAGGTGAGTAACGAGTCGGTATCGGTAGCCAGCCGGTTCAAGGTCACCTCCCCCGAACAGGTGGCATGGTTTCTATTCGACACCCTAGGCATAGGCAGGGGTAAGGAGTTAGTCACTACCCCGGATGGGTCACGCATATCCACAGGTAAGAAACAATTAGAAGCACTCAAGGCCGAGCATGAAGCGATTCAGGAGATACTAGCTTTCAGGGAAGTTCATAAGCTATACACCACCTATGTCCTCAAACTTCCGCGGATCGCCCGACACCATCCTAAAGGCCGTCATTGTCCTGTATGCGGTCATACTCATCGTGAGTCTAGTAATAGAGTTCACTCGACCATAGTAGCGACACGCACCGACACTGGTAGACTAGCTGGACGTCGCCCCAACCTGATGAACATCCCCATTAGATCCCCCATGGGGGCAAGAGTGCGTGCGGCGTTTGTGCCCAGCTACGGCATGTCCATGGTGGGCGCAGACTATAGCCAAATAGAACTACGTATCCTCGCCAGCGAGTCTGCCGACCCGTTCATGATGCAGTGCTTCATAGATGGCCGCGACATACATGCGGAGTCCACCCTTGAAGCGATGGGCATTCGAGACAAGGTGGCCTTCGACCCGAAGTCCAAGGCCATCTACGCCATTACCCCTGGTGCCACTATCCCCACCATACAGGAGTTCATGACGATGCGTGCCGGGATGAAGAACGCCAACTTCGGCATCGTCTACGGCATCACCTGGATGGGGTTGCAGGCCCAGCTTGTCCTCATTGGCATCTACTGGTCTAAGGAGCAGACCATCGCGTTCATCGAGGAAACATGGCACAAAGTGTTCGCCGCCATCCGGCCCTACATGCGGGAGCAGGAGTATCGCGCGCGTAAGTACGGCTTCACCTGGGACTTGATGGGTAGTGTGCGGTACATCCATGGTATACGCAGTGCTGTGAAACGAGTAGTAGCCGAGAGCGTCAGGCAGGCGGGTAATATGCCGATTCAATCTGCCGGTTCCGCATTCCTCAAGATTGCCATGTGGACGTTGCGCGGGGTCTACGAACGGTTCCGCGATGACGGGTACGAGGTGAATTTTCTGATGCCGGTTCATGACGAGATTGTATCAGAGTGCGATACAGCTATAGCCGAGGAGTTGAAGGCCGCAACCGTGGAGTGTATGGCCAGGGTCAACGACTACACCCAGTTACTCGTCCCGGTCGCCGCTGAGGGCAAGGTGACCAGCCGGTGGACGAAGTAGCAGTTAGTAACTAACAAAAAGGGCGGCTGGGCAAGTGGGCAATATGAGGGAAACCACCAGCCAGCCGCCCGTGGCGTAGTTGTTAAGAATCACCCTGGAGAGGTGACCACCCCATGTGGGGTGAACGTGATGAGATTGGTCTATACTACACTACTCGGCGGCGTTTGGCAAGGTAGAGGCCAATGAGACCAACACCCAGCATCGCATATGTCGCAGGCTCGGGCACCACCTCGCACTCCGCGCCCACGCAAAACGGGTCCACCCCAGGTCCAGCATAGAACTGGTCAATGAGGGAAATGGTTGCGTAGCCAAGTCCTTCACTATCACTACCAACTAGAAATATATCCTTGGTGATCTTCAGGTTGGTATATGCACCGTCGAGGAGGGCGACATCCTGGAGCGGTCCACTCGGCGCATCGACCTGTGCCTGCCCCGCAATATGGAGGAACGGCACCGTGGCAATAATAGTCTCCACCACCTGGGCAAAGGACTGGTCACCGACTACCGCCCCGTTAAACAGCAACCCCACCCCGCCGATAGCCAGCGTTGACTGGAGGTTGTACGAGATGAGGAAGTCGGCACTGGCGAAACCCCCGTTACTAAGGGCGGTGAAGCCTCCCGCGAAGTGGATCTTATTCCCCACCAGCGTGACATCAATGCCAGACGCATCCAGGGGGGCACATACGCCAATCCCGCCACAGGTGCGCGTGAACTCAAAGTCGTCGAGCGTGATGTTGGCATTCGACAACGACCCCCCGGCGACGAGAGTAGACAGCAGGGTCGCTCCCAGGTTGACACTGGCTAGTACCAGCATCGAAAATACAAGCATGATTCGTTTCATGTGCATCCCTTCTTACCGCTGGCAGGGATGTAGAACGTTCAGTATCTCCCGGCCAGCGGTCCATCAACTATACCACAGCGGTTAGTCACTAACCCTCGCCTACCGGTACGCCGCCTCGACCTGCGCCATAACCCCCTGCCAGTAGTTGACACGCTCATCGGGATCAAGTTTCCCACTCGCACTCGACTGTGTACTCAGCCAATGACTCGCCGCATCCATGCGCTCCTTGATCACTTCCTTCCTGGTCGCCGGGTCAAGCGTGGCATAGTCCGGGTCATCCAATAGCGACTGCAAGTGAGCACTGTACATTACGCCCTTGACCTTCTGCCGCAATGCCAACACCTCCTGGGTATCGCCCTCCTGGATAGTCACTGGCGGCACGCTGGTACGATTCTGCCGCAGCATCTCCTCCTGGGCAGGGCTAAGTTGACCAGCCAGTTCCTTATACGTCTCGTCCTGCTGCCGCCGCACGTCGTCCCTATCCAGCGTATCCAGCCTGCCGCCGCGCCCCGCTAGAAACCTGTTCTCCAACCCGGTGGCGAACGACAACCCACCCGGCTTCCCACTAGGTTCCCGCCCAAATAGTTGCCCCACTCCCTGCACAGCATAGTCTGCGACATTCAATCCCAGCGGTATGCCCTGTCCGCCTAGTGACGTAATTGCCCCCTGGAGGTATGCTGGCGATCCGCCCCCGGCCCGTGCCAATGCCGTCACTGCCCTGCTCGTATCCTTGTCCACCTGATACTCAGACGGTAACTTCTCCAGGTCCTTGCGTACAAATGGCCGTCCGCTAAACTGGTGTACCCCACTAGTAATGTCTGTAACTGCCTTGAATACCTGCGGCGCAACCTTGTTCCCCACCCCGGTCAGCACATCCAGCGGACCCTCCACCTTGGGCAGTAGCTTGTGGTCGTACTCGGGGCCAAGCTGGGGAGTGAAGTCGTTGGCCTTGGTGTCAAACCCCATTTGTTGCGCGATGCTATTGAACGTATCAGGCGCATACCGCCACGCCTGCTCTATAGCGTAACGTGTCGCCCGTACCAGTGGCGAATACTGCCCGGGTATGGGCCACTTGAGCATCTGCCGCGACCCATTCTCGTCCACCACCCCCGGTCTCACCACACTCCAGTTGTCGTCCAGGTTGTGCTCCTGGGCGTCGAGGTAAGCCTCCTGTCTATCCTTGTTGGACAGGTTGTAGATAGTGGTAGCAATAGTTGGCATCACGACATAGGACGCCACACGCAGTGCAAACTGTTCTGGATTCGTGCGTGCCGCTTCCACTGAGGATGCAATGTTCTGTATCCCGGCATTGAGATACGGGGTCACCGCATTCCAGTTCTGCATCTCACTGCCGCTTTGCCTGTAGTTGGCCATCTGGTTACGGGCCGCATCCAGCCCAGCAATGTTAGCCTGTTGCCTACTCATCCCCTTAGCCAATGCTTGGTCGCGCACCGTAGTGTATACGCGCAGTCGTCCCATTAGCTCGGTCTTAGCCGCCATGTCCTCGACAGCGGCAATGAACTGCGATCCCGCCGCCCTCTTGTTCTCCCACGCATACTTGGCGATAGCCTTGGTCTTAGCCTTGGCACCCTCGCGGGACCGGGCCACCTCCCATTTGATTTGAGGCAGTGGGTTATCCCGGTACGCCTCAATGCTGGTGAACGCGCCACCGTGGGAGCGCAACTCAGCGAGGTCAGCGGAGTGCTTGCCTACCGTATCCTTGACCACATCCCACGTCGCACTGAGCGGCTTCTTGTACAGGGTGCTAAACCCAGTGTTCATCACATTAGTCCCAATGTCCATGGCGAGGTTGCCCATTTGGAATAATGGGTTGGCCGCGCCTGTCGCAGTGCCACGCAGTACCCGGGCAAATCCCCGCGCAAACTCCAGCAGGCCCCCCATTTGATTAGGCTTGAGATTGCGTGCGGCGGCGGCGATAAGGGGATCGACCTTGAGGGTAACTGGTTCGCCATTCTCCAGGAACGTAATGCTATTGGTCTCGTCCAGCTTGTTCTTGCCAGTATACTTACCCGCCTTGACATCCTCGGGCTTGACCCGTTCAATAAACCCCTCCCACCCCTGGTACTCCTTGGAGACGCGGTACAGTTCCTTGCCTACAGTGTTACGCCTCGCTTCCTTGGTGTTGTGGAACGTCTTGGTGACCAGCGACTTCCACATGTCCTCGATAGGCGCATCACTATCGCCACCAAGTATACGTACACTACGCTGTTGGGCGAGATGCCCAGTGGGTTGACTACTACCCCACTCCACGTTGCTGTTGATGTCGTCCATGATGCGGCCAACAGGTACATAGTCGGGGTACATGCGAACGAGGGTATCCCGCAACTCTGGCCGCAGCCGCCCATCGGCAACAGACTCGTCTAGCATTGACCTAAAGTATGCCTGTATATCGTCCACTATCGGCTGGTGATATTTCTTCCCCTGCGTAATCTCCCTCTCCAGCGTCTCCAGTGGCCGCTTGTAATGCTCACCCACGGCACCCGTCGCCAGCCCCTCCCGGTACTTGGTCATGCCCAGTATCGCCATATGGTTGTTACGCATCATGCGTGCATTGACGTCACCAGCGTCGGCGGCTTTGTCAATGGCAGCATAGGTGTCGCCACTGGGTTTCGCGGTCACTGCCCCAGCCTTCTCCTCGTCAACTAGGCGTTTCCATTCCTTCTTGCCCTGCGTGTTGATCTCTACTTGTCTCTCCTGCAATGCCTGGGCATAGATGCCAGCGTGCTCCATCTTGGTCTGCGCGTCATTGCCATCGAGACCCTTGAGGTGCTTGTTGATAATCCCTTTGATCACACCCCGGGTACGGGTCTCGGCTTCTTCATTAGCCGCAGTGGAGTCATCGAATATCACCCGCGCCTTGTCCCCCGGTAATGGCGTCTCCCCGGTCTTCTTGGCAATGCGGTTCTGGATCGTCTGCACGGCCCGTGTCGTAGATACCCGCCGCGACACAAACTTATCCAGGGCCGCTTGATTGAATACCCGCTTCGCCCAGCTTTGTTTCCCCGCTTTTGCCGCCGCCTCACGCTCTGCGACAGATGCACCCATGACGCGGTTGTATTCTGCGTCAGTCGCCCACGGGGAGTTGGACGGTCGCGGTATGGGTCGCCCATTGGCATCAGTGGGGGTATTGAGATGGTCCCAGAGTTTGCGTGCCTGCTCACTGGCGTATTGCGACCCCAGGAATCCCATTGAATGTGGGCTGGCATCGCTGGATTCAAGGGCACCTAGACTAAACCCCTGCTTGCCCCGGTTAGTGACTAACTCACCCTCCCCCTCACCTTTACGCGCCCTCAACGGCGACTCTACTGGGGCGGGGGTTCCTGGGGCAATGTCTCCCCCTGCGGGGCGTCCAGGTCCTGGCCCTCCTTCCCCCACGACTGGAGTAGACTCTGGCGGAACGCCTCGTCCGGGTCCTCCCCTAGCAGCCTTGCCTTTTCTGCCGCCAGTTGCGCCCGGTTGAAGTTGTTGATCGCCTCCTCGTCCCACCCCGGCGGGGCCGACATCACCCGGGGGCTGCGTGGTGCGCTGGGCTGCGAGGGCTGCGGTTGCGTCTGCTTCCTTGGCGGCGAGGGCCGCAGACTCCCTGGCCTCTGCTGCGGTTGCGACTTCGGCGGCTGATTTGCCACGTTGGAATACCTCCCTTGTATCCGGTTTCAGTAGGGTGAACTCGTTGATGGCAGTAGTCCCACCGGCACTTTCTATAGCGTCCCGGTACATTTCCACCAGTGTCAGGTTCTGCCGTATGGACAGCTTGAGATCCCTGTTGGACATGGCCTTGGCGGTGATCTCATCAAATGCGTCACTATCGGTATAGCCGGGGTCGAGGTTCTTCCTGGCCGCTTGATACTCCGGGGAGCTGGTGATCGTCTTGACATCATCCGGGTTGATCTTGACCTTGTTCTGGCCCCCGTGCGCCCACTCCTCGTAGACGGTGTCACGTAGCCCCTTGAATACCTTCCCTACCTTGGCCACTGCGAGTTTCAGCGACTCGCCATGGCCAATCGTATCCCACGCATCGGCGATGCTTGTCGCAAAATCCACCACTGCGTTCTTGGCCTTGGGGGACAGGCCATTCATCATGTGGAACCGTTCCATCAGCCGGTCCTGGATCATGTCGCGGCCATGGGGCTTGATGTTGGCACCATGCGTGGTGGAGTCTATCATATTGCCGCCGAACAGGGAGTCAATCACATCCATAGCCTCCCGGTTCACATACAGGGTATTGGTGTGGCCAGGACGTTTCTTGAACTGCGTCTTGACATCTTGCAGCACCTCATCAGTAAACTGTAGTGTCTCCTCGGGGTTGAGCATCGGCCCATTCCGGCCACCGTTGATGCCAAGTGGGTCGAGTGGGTCCCAGCCTGATTTCTTGGCCCTGGCCTGGGATGCCTTGGCAAGCCGCTCGGCCTCCGCGAGTAGTTGCTGCAACTCGGCGAGTAACGCCTGGGACTCGGGGTCGCGCAGTGCCGCAAGTTGATTGGCCACATCGTAGGCGTTGGTCAGGGTGGAGTTGCGCTGTACGACATCGCCATCACCGCTAGCGTCTACTTTTTTTTTTACCTGTCCGCCTTTGCCCACCAGCATGGATGGGGTTTTAGTGGGGGGAACAAAGTTGGGGTCGGCGAACTTGGCCTTGGTACGTTCAGCGAGGAGACGGCGGCGTCGCTCGGCACCCCCCACTGGGGCATTGGCGGTCTCAGTATCACCCTGTGGCCGGTCAATGTCCTCGATAATCATGCCCTCTGGGGTAGTGGGCGCAGGCCGGTTAGTCACTAACCCAATATCCCGTGGGTCTACTGGGGTCTCGCCTACCCCGGGCGCGGCCTCACGTCCACCCGTCAAGTCCAGCATCTCCTGCTGTTGCGTGGGCGAGAGGGTGCCATCAACCGGGGCTAGTGGTGGCGGTGGTTCCATCGCACCCCTACCAGTCACACGGGGCGCAGGCTGTGGGCCAAATGGCTGTGGCTCTGCACCCACGGGACGAGGCAATGGTGATGCCGCCCCATATGGCAAATCCGGTGTGGTTGGCCGCAGCGACATAGGCAACCCAGTACCAGTGCGGGGAGCTAATGGTGGCCAGGGACTGGGCGGGACGGCACGGCCAAATGGACTGTCGGGCGTGAGCAACACCGTGGGCAATGGTGCTGGTGGCGCTGGTGGGGCTTCCCGCAGGTTGGGCGGCAGTGGCGGTGCCGGGGTCGTGCCGGGGGGTACACCGGGTGGTACATACCCAGTATCACTCCCCGCTGGCCCCCGCTGGCCAAGGTTGCCGGTCCCGATCTCCATGCTGGGTACTGCCCCTACATCTGCTGGGCTACCCAACATGCCAACACGCGGCGGCGGCTGGTAGAAGCTGGCAATATCAACTGGTTGCCCGGGACGGGGCCGGTCCTTGTCGCGGTAGAAGTCGTTGGTCAGCGTCCCCGGCCCACCACCCTGATCCACTGGCGGACGTGGTGTCCCGGGGAAGAAGCCCCCCATTAGATCCGGTGCCGGTCGTGCCGGTGCTGGCGTGGCGGTCTCGAACCCGCCGATGAGATCCGCTGGCAGCGGTGCCGGTGTAGTACCCGGGGTCGGCCCCGGTGCAGGTTCTGGACCAACCAGTGGCCCCCGTGGTGGCGGGAGCGTCCCTGTCTCGATACCCGGTACCGGCCCCGTGCCGTAATCTGGCGGCGGTGGCCACACGCCTGGGGCTGGGCCAGTTTCTGGTATCGGTGGGCCGAGTGGACGGCCAAGCGGCGGCACCGCACCAGTGGTCACATCGGGGGGAGTGGTCCCAAGTGCCGCACCCATGTCGGCGGCTGGACGGGGCGTGGCAATCCCCGGCATGACTCCCTGTGGGCCTTTGGGCTGGACAATATCCTGCATACCGAATGCCGCTGGCTTGGGTACCGTATCGGTCATGGTTGCGGCGTCTGGGCGGCTGGGGGCACCACCAGCGTGGCCAGTGGCCGGTGCGGGGCCAGCGGGGCCAGGGGTGGCGAGTCCGGCGGCAGTGGCGGCAGCAGTGGGTCCGGCACCCGGTCCAGGCTGTGCCATCGGTGGCTTGCCATGCATGAGTGTCGCCAGGAGCCATTGAATACCCGCGCCCTGGACCTCCTGCCCGGGGGCGGCACCAATGTAGCCGAGACCAGCTTGTACTGCACTGTTGATGAGACGCCGATCAACAAGTTTACCGGCGACCGCATCGCTGAGTACGCCAATGACGCCCTGCACCCCGGTCTCTGCCAATGCGCCCCGCTGCCCCTTGACCCGCTCCTCCTCGGGGGTGAGCCATGTACGGGCACCTTCGGCCAAGCCCTGTGCCGTACCACTAGTCAACGCCCGGGTAAGCAACTTCGCGGGTGCGACTATCTTTTGGGCGGCACCCACCGCGCCTAGTCCAGGGATCGCACCAGGGGCGATACTACCTGCTAATTCTGCTGCCTGGGTACCGAACGTAGGATTATTGGGGTCGCCACCAGATGCCCATTGACCAGCGGCTTTCAAGGCAGGGCCAACGACACGGTCAGTGCGATCCCCACCAACCACGCCAGCGGCTTTGGCATAGGCTTCGTTGCCCAGGTTGGCCAGATCGCCCACGCCTTTGAGTGCGCCACCAACGACGCCACGGGCAGTTTCAATTGGCGAATCCACCAGGGAGTACTTGAGGCGGTCAAGGTAATCGTTGACGCCACCGGGCAACCACGACCCGCCAGCTTCACGCCCTGCCCGTACTAGGTCCTGTCCCGGGATGGGAGTGACGGCGGCGGCAGGTGGCGGCGGGATCATTGCCGCTGGTCCACCCCGTCCCATGATGGATCTCTCTGCGGCCTCGCCGGGAGTGACGACTTCTCCAAATGACTTGGGGTCGAACTGCTTGGCGTTAGTGACTAACTCCGCATCGGTGAAGTCCTTTAGATCCCCATTGACGTCGGCCTTGCGTAGCCGTGTGATCAAGTTCTCGTAGGTTTCCGCTGGCATTTAGTTCCACCCGCCCTTCTGTGACTTCGCCTTCAACGCCGCCTCTTTGCGTTCCTTCACCATCTTGGCCATGGACTGCACTGCTGCTGCTGCCGCCGGGTCTAGCTTCGCCGCCTCTTCTTCCTTCTTCTTATTCGCCGCCCCGGTCCTGTCCTTTATGCTGTCGAGCTTCGGCGGTCCACTCGTCTTCCTGGCCTGATTCTGCTCCTGCCATGCCTGCATCAGGCTGTTCTGCCAGTCCACATCACGCACTTGTGTATACCCGGTCTTGTCCAATTCGCCGTTCATCGCGGCGGCAATGTACTTCTGGTAATCGACGACGCCGTCCTTGCCCGTGAACTGCCTGACGTGCCTCTGGGTGAGTTCGGAGATACCCTTCCCTTTGACGGTCTCGCCCAGCGGCATTTGCAATACGGTCTGCTGCGGCGGGGTGACCCTCTGGGCAAGGTTACCAGCTTCGAGTAATTGCTTGGTCTGCCTTGCACGTTCAGCCGGGTCCTCTATGTTACCTATCCGCCACGCCTGGGCAAGTGCGCCAGTGCCACCCATAACCTTGGGGTCCATGTTGTTCATGGCACGCCACGCCGCTGTTGACTGCTCTGCGGTGAGTGGGCCACCGTTTAACTGCTCGTAGATGTACATGGCGCGCACATTGGCGTTGATCTTGGTCTCGGCGGCGTCTGGCGCGTATGTCTTGGCAGTCGTCTCAACCTTGATGGGCAGGCCCGTGCGTGGGTCGCGCCGTACTATGGTCGTGCCCTCCGGGGCGTTATGCAATGCGGTGCGCTTGTCCCAGTCTTCGGTTGCGGCCCGTTGGACAGCAGCCTCAGCAGTTTTTAGTGACGCCGGGCCGGTGAACTCCAGCATGTTACGGGAAGCAGCCTGCAAGTTGCCGCCCTGGCTGTATTCCTTGTAGCCCTCACCGTATTTTTTGTATATATCAGCCTCTGTGTCCGCGCCCTTGCGTGCCGCCTCTTCCTGTGCAGCAAGTTGACCAAGTACCGACGTCGCATAGTTGGCCCGGGTAGCCCGGTCCTGGTCCTTGATGCCCTGGTAGGCGACGTTGCCTTGAGCAAATGCGCGTGCCGCATCCTTGAAATCATTACCTGTCCCCGGTTGCGAGGCAGAGGCAAAGGCGGCGGCGATCATGTTCGACATCTTCTCAGACCGTGACATGCCCGGGTAGGGGCGTAGCTTTTGATACAGTGCGACACGATCCTGTGGCGGTTGCAGCCGCCGTGCCGGGGCCGGTGGAACAGTGGAGGGTAACGCTGGTGTACGTAAGGCTGGCACAATGGAACCCAGTGCGCCTGTGGGGGACGTAAGTTGGCCGCTGGACTTGGGGATGGCCATGGGTGGACCGGCGGGAGTGGCAGGCGGTGCGGGGGTTGGCGTAGTATCTGGTACCCCTAGTGGCCCACCCATGTAGATGCCCTCATCTTTACCGGCACCGGCGGGGGGTGGCCTATTGATGCCCTCGTCCCTGCCCTTGTCCTGGGCCTCGCGGTAAATGCCTGGGTCAACGTTGGACTGGGACCTAGCCTGTTGATCACTCACTAAGGTCTTGGGTGGGGTGGCATTGGGGGTCCCGCCCCAGCCGCCCATGGGATCGGGGGTGCCATCGGCAGTGGTGGATGTTGCGCCCCCCTGCACCTCCCCGCCCCAGCCGCCGTACTTCTCGACGAATGACGGTGGCACTTGCGAGGCCCCGGGGGAGTTAGGACCCATCTCGCTGGCTAGCTTGGCCGCAGCATCGCCACCACCAGCGGTACCGGGTGAGCCTACTGGGGATACTGCTGGTGTTGGTGCCGCCGCTGGTGTCGCTGGGGTCGCCCCATTACCATATCCACTGTAGTCGATGTTCTGGCCAAAGCCACCCGGGTAAGTGGGATCGTCGCTGTTGACAAACATCTGCGGGTAGAGTTGGCGCATCTTAAACGCCTTCTCGTCATCCGATAATACGCCGTAGGTGCGTGGATCAATAAATGATGTTGCCATGGCGAATGTTCCTCGATTATATACCCGGGTTAGTGACTAACTGCCTAGTTATTCCCATATTCGCCCGTACCTTCCGGGTCGTCGGACGGCATCTTGGTACTGGGAGCACCGCCACCGCCGCCGCTGCGACCGGCGAAGTAGTCGGTGGCTGCGCGGCCCCCAATGGCGGCGAGACTGCTTACTAAGCTGGAGAATCCCCCACCGGCAGCATTGGCGCGTGCAGCATTAGCGTTATAACCCTGTGACGCCTGTTGACCGAAGCCACCAGCGGCCACGAAATCGCGGTAGGCGCGGTCATATTCACTACTCGCCGCCGCACCCTCAGCAGCAGTGCCCCTGTCCTTACGCGCCAGATCCGCGGTAGTGAACCCCATACCCAGGTTATACTGGCGTTCACGCAACTGGTTGCCATACTCGCGATCTTCGTTGCGCCGGTCGGCGAGGCCAGCGGCAATGGCGAGATCCGCGCGGCTGTTGGTTAACTTGTCGGTGGCGGCGGCAATGCGACCGGCATAGACCTTGTTGGACTCGTCCTGGTAGCGGTAGGTATTGTTGAGGTTGAGACCGGTAGTACGTATGTCTTCGTTGATACGGCGCGTTGCCGCAGTGTCTACAGTGTCTCTGTCGATAGCACCGCGATCCAATATGAGACCCCGCCGTATTGCCTCATCTGCCGTAGACAGGTTGATGTCCTTGCCCATCTCGTCGCGGCTAATGCTCAGGCCGGTGTCGAGAACTTTCCCGCCAATGCCAAGCCGGGTATCCAGTACCTTGTTACTAATGCCAAGCCTGCCCTGTGCGAGTTTCTCGGCATCGAGGGATAGGGCATCATCCACGGCACGTGACCTGCTTGCCTCCACCCGGGACTGCATGGCATTGTAGGTTGGGTCGGTGTCGCCCAGCCCCGCACGCCTTGCTCTAAATGCCGCTGCCGCCGCCGCTGGGGCGAATGCTCTACCTGTACGCGCACTGGTGGCATCGGGATTGAATGCCTTATCTAGGGCCGCATTGGCATCTACCTTGTACTCACCCTCCAGGGCGCGGGTGGCGTCGGTCTCAAACTTATTAAGCTGGCCGCGCTGCTCCGTGAAGCCAGCACCCATGCGGGTACGAAGTTCCCCATAGAGCTTGTCGTGGATGGCGGTGGCGGCGTCAAACGTAGACCCCGTCATCTCCAGGATCTTCTTCTCTACGTCGTTGATCTCGCCCACGATGCGGCCATTGGCGTCGCGGATGAGACCTTCGGCGGCATCAAATGTGGCACCCGCGCCAATGCCCATCTGGTCGAGAATTGCACTTACATCGCCCCAGGTGGTCTCCGCATTAGGCCCATTGCGGAACCGCTCGTCTAATACCTTGGTCTCCTGTTTGCGTGCGTCCTCCTGGCCTTCGTCACGGATGACGGTGCTCCCCCGGCCCATGATTTCCTCGGGACTGCCAAACCCCTGCTCCTGCATTTCTTGGACCTTGCCCACGTAGTGGTTCCAATAGATATCTGCATGGTCCTTGGTGAGGTTGGCATCCTGGAGGAGATCCTTCATTACTTGGAAGAAGTAATCGGGCATTGCCTCGGCTTTTTTGGTCTCGGCATTCTTGCCCGAGCCAAATATCTTGAAGAGGATGGGAACTACAGTGGAGATCAATGCGGGTATCGCGGCAGCAGCCATGGGGGTGATGGACTCCTAGGTGACAATTGTACACCCTTGACGGGTGGCGGTTGGGGTACGGGGGTTTACCCCCGGTTAGTGACTAACTACGGTAATGTTACTGCGGTGGTGCCTGTTTCGCCTTGGCCGCAGCTTCAGCGTCGAGGGCCTTACGATCCACCCACAGGCCCTTGTCGATGTCTATCTCGTAGTCGTTACTCAGCTTGTACTCCCGGCGTTTGGCCTCGATGAAGCGACCATAGTCCTCAAGTTTGGCACGCTGTTCTGTCTCAAGCTGGGTCTTGCGATTCTCGTACTCAGTCTTGAGTCTATGAATCATGTTCTCCACTGCGCGTGCATTGTTGATCAGTTGCAGGTTCTTCAGCTGGTCATCCTTGGAGACCTCGATAGGCTTACTGGTTGTCTCGGCCTTGGCATTGAGTGCCGTGGGCACCTGGGCGAGGACGACGTGGGCCAGGACAATGAGTAGGAATGTGATGCGGATCATTCGTTTCTGTTCTCCTTAGTTAGTTACTAACAGTTCGAGTTAATCAATACCCCAAGTTGGAACTGCAAAAAGCACCCGCTGTTATTCATGTAAGCGGTCCTGGACATGCCCACCGATCCATTGGCGGTGATGCCGTTGCTGAAGTCCACAGTGTTCACATAGACGGTTCTAAACCGGGCACTGGACTGCCCCATGTCGTGGCTGTTGCCGATATCAGGGCGGAACGGCGACTCGATGTTGAAGTTCGACCCGGACTCGGCCTTGATAGCCGTAAGGTATGCCTTGCCGCTAAGGTGTATGTCCTTCCATGTGCCAGACGATGTCGATCCCAAGTCATAGGTGCCACCAGTCGATGGGTTGATCTGCCGCATGGTAGATGTCCCATTGACAGTGAGAGTATTTACGGTGAGCGCCGAGACCGAGAAATTCGTGGTGTCCAGGTTGCTGGTATACACATAGTTCCACCGCACGCTGGATGCGCCTAGGTTATACGTGGAGGTTGCCGCCGGTATGAAGTGCCCATAGGAGAGTATTTGCCCACTACCGCTTATACCGGATATGCCGTTCGTTTGCACCCCCATCGCATACACTTGGTACCAACGCTGGGACGCATTGCCGATGGTGAGGTTGGCATTGTTGTCCGCTGAGGGGAGTAGAGCACCATATGAGTCGATGGTGGTACCTGTCTTGGGCCGTATGGTCGCCGCGTACATGTTGGTGACATGCGACTGCGACCAGTACCTATCCGGTGATGCCGACCCCAGGTTATAGGTGTTGGCGGCACTTGGTACGAAGTTCAAACTAATGGTGGCGATGTTGGATGCGGTGCCCAGGAAGCGCCGTTCCATTCGCAGGTACTCGGTGCCAGCGTTGTCGCGAAATGCCATGGATATGGTTTGTGTGGCGGGGTTGCCCGTCTGTGCCATAATGTCCTGCATCACGCCGCCAAGGGCGTCCTCGAACACGAACTTCGCCCCGGTGCGTACATCATCGGTGCGGGTCAATGGGCGCACATAGCCGAGGGTGGGTTCGCGCATCCAGTAGGATTGGCCGGGACAGCTACCGGTACATACGATGTTGGTTACGTTCAAGTTGCCCACGGTTGCGGTACCGTATGCATCAATGTCTTTCACCCACAGTTTCAACCAGCGTAGACTATCCGCATTCCCCAGTGACCATGTGTCGGTCGCGCTTGGGTTCCAGTTCGCATAGGCACTGATGTTATTGGGAATCGCCGACTTGGGCCGCACTGACGCGGTGTACATGTTGGTCACATACGACTGCGACCACCAGCCAGTAGCGGTGTCGCCCCCAATGAAATAGGTATTCGCCGCCGATGGCAGGATGGACATTTCAAAGGTAGCCTTGTTGGAGGTGGTGCCCAGGAACTGGCGCTCCAGTCTCAACATCTGACCGCCGCCCATATCGCGGAATGCCATAGCGATAGTGGATGTCGCCGGGTTGCCCACCTCCGCTCTTATGTCCATGGTCACTACGCCGAATTGTGGTTCTTCGAATACAAACTTGGCCCTGGTCCGCACATCGTCGGTGACCACCCCTGGCCGCACCCATCCCGCAGTGGCGTCGCGGTACCAATGGCCGCAGTTACCAGTGCAATCAAGATCCTTGACAAACAGGGTCTTCCATCTAAAATCGGTCTCCCCCAGGCTCCACGTATCACTCGCTGACGGGTCCCAGTTGCCAAATGACCGCACACGGCTGAGGGCATCGGCGGCAGGGCGGATAGTGGCCGCGTACATGTTGGTGACGTATGACGCAGACCAGTAGCGATCCGCTGGCGAGGCCGAGCCTAGTGTGTAGGTGTTCTTGGCCTTGGGTATGAAGTGCATATCCATGGTGGCGGTGTTGGATGTGGTGCCCAGGAATTGGCGTTCCATCCGCAGCATCTCCGCACCGGCCATGTCACGAAACGCCATAGAGATTGTGCTGGTGGCGGGATTCCCAACCTGTGCCAGTATATCCATGGTGACAACGCCGAACTGGGGTTCTTCGAATACGAACTTAGCCCGTGTACGCACATCATCAGTAGCGGTCATTGGTCTAACGTAGCCAGCGGTGCTATCGCGGAACCAATACCCACCGCCAGCGGGACAGCCGGTGCCGTCACAGTCGAAGTCATGCACCCAGATTTTGGGCACTCGAATAGTGGACGAGCCAAGGTGGCCGTTGTCGATGTAGACGTTATCGTTGATGATCAGCTTGTTATACGGCACCCCGGCGGCGTCGTTAGTTTGGAATGCCATCGTGCCAATAGAGGTGGGGGTATTGGTGGTGCGGATGACCTTGACACCGAAGACTGGGAAGACACTGCCACCAATTAGTGCTGAGTACTCCTCGCTTGACACGTAGTCGTTGACCAGGACGTTTTCTGGGGCGAGTACAGTGCCACGACTGCGTATCACACGCCAACCCACACGGTCACCCTGGTTAGGGGAGTAGACGGTACTGTTATGGTTATTGGATGCGCCATCCTGTACCGCACTTATCCAGTCCTGCCCCTCCCCGGCACATGCCCCGAAGTACAGGGCATAGTCGTAGATGTTGTCACTCATGGCCGCGCCGGTGCCGCGCTTGAGGCAGTTGTCCTGCGAACCGGGGCCTTCAGGGAAGCGCATACGGTAGGAGTTGACTAATGTCTGCGGGGCGCGTAGGCCAACGAACTTGTCATTGGATGAGCGGATAGAGTTGAATCGAAATTCCCCCGTATCGCCCCCAAGTGAGATAGCACTGGGCAACATCTCCACCGGCCCCTGCCACGAGTACTGGATTGTCCCTTGGGCGGCGAGGGAGTTAGTCACTAACAGGGCGAGTACTACGGGTACTACTATGGCGTAGGCATGTAGCCGCGATACGATAGCATTGTCCATCTTCCACCTATGGCTGTAAAAAAGAATAGATTCCGGGCGAGAGCCTTGTCGTTGATTGTAACAGGCGTGTCTTTATCAAACATCCCGCCCCAGTCTACTTCTTTGGGTATGTTGTTGTTGGGCATGAGGATATCGACAGTGAGGAATAGGCCGTCTTTGGCAGGCGCGGCGTATTCGACAAGGGTGGCACCGGCACCAGTGAGGGTAAGTTGGTAGACAAAGCCAAACCCCAGTACCCCGGTCCCGGGACCACCAGTGCCATCGTCGGCTTTCTTTAACTCGCCCTTCATGGCGACACGGTGGGATTCCGCCCCAGTAGTGCCGTTATAGGTCGAGACAAATACACTATCGCCAGTGAGGCCGTCGTTGATGTACAGCTGGTCGAATGATACTTGCCGTACTAGTTTGTTATCGGCGTCACCTGGAGCATAGACCCGGTAATGGGTGTACTTACCGCCATCGGTTGCATGTGGAGGTAGCCAACTTAAAATGGTGCCATTGGCCATTACTTCACGCGGTTCACTGGGAGCAATGCGGGAGAGACGCGAGGCACGGTCGAGTTCGGCAAGATGGCGCTCCACCTCACCGCGTGTGCTGCGTCTATACCCACGCTCAATGGCCATTGTTAGTAACTAACTACGGGCGGTGGGGGAGGATACTGCCGCCGCCGCCGACACCAAGCTGGCGTGAGAGGAATAGCAGGATGACGATTAGTAATATCCCGCCCACGATCCACCGTATAGGTTGGGGTATGTTGTAGGTGATGCACACCCAGTTGAGGCCATACGCGACCACGCAGAACAGGATGATGTAGACGATGAGCATTATTAGCTGGTCCATTACTGTAACCTGATCCTTCCTTTGGTTAGCACAAAGCCGATCTTGCCTACGATACCCACCATGGTTTTGGCCAGTGACATCCGCGCATACTGGTACATAGTTGGGTAGTAGGTTTCATTGGCGTCCGCGACGAGACGTATACGTAGTTTCAATGTACACACCGTGCCAAGCAGGGCCTTGCCAATCGCAACCATGTAGTTGGCCGCAGAGAATATGGCACTAGTAAGTACATTGGGTATGCCAGTATTGGGCAATGGTTCCTCGTGGTCGCGCCACGCACTGATGGTGAGGTTGGCGTTACGCACATCGCCATGGACGTGTGTCTCCGCAATGTTACCAATAGATCCCGGTTCACCAAAGTCTATCCAGTGCGATTCGTACTCCCCGGTGCGGCGTTGTGACACTGCAATAAAGTCCCCGCCTACCGTGTCGTCCTTGACTAGCTCTCTACCTAGTGAGTCGTCATACTGCCCAGCTTGGGTGAATAGATCCCGGTTGCCCAGCATGTGGTACCGCTTCATTGCTTGGTCCATCAGGGTCTTGCCAGACGTGAAGTCGCCATCGGCGCTGTAGCCTTGACCAGTAATGAAATCATGTACCCACAGGGTATTGTCAGTGAAGTACAACTCATAGCGGTCAATCATGTTCGGCGGGTCAAAGGTATGGGTGGCGAACCGTGATACCTTGCCCCGCAGCTTATCCTGGTATGGGCGCGAGAGAATGTCGATATTGCCACCCTCGCCGAGTGCGACTATCTCACCATTTTGGGTTTCCCATATTGACCCATGCGGGGTTCTCTCACAGTAGGTGTAGGTGTTGCGTATGCCGTACCGCCCGGGTATCTCGGTGAAACTGTGGCGTTCGTCAATGTCTTCGAAGACGATGAAGTTGGTGGTCTCAGTGACTACGTGCAATGACTTCCCCTCTGGCGACCGTGCGCCCCATATGGGCTGTTCGGCATTGGGGGTGGCACGAAAGTTATCCAGTGGCCATGCGTGCTCAGGGGCACCCAGGAAGAAGGTTTCACTTACGTCAGATGCCGCCGCGCTCCACACTATGCCCGATAGGTAATGTGTCGGCGACATGTATGAGAAGTCTGGTTGCGTTGGCGACAGCCCTGCACCCGGCATTAGTGCCCCGTATATGCGCCCTTCGACGGGGGCAATCCACCGCATGGGCCGTGGGGGAAAGTTGTCTACGGGGGCCTCCTTGAATACATCCAGCACGTAGTTGGGTATGGTGATGGTCGTTGCGGTAATGTCGGCAGTGATGGGCCGGGTCGGGTCGGCGGGGTCCATCATGAGGTAGCCGACCTCGGCGTTCTGTAGATCCACGGTGGCATAAAACACATACTTCTGCCGCCCCTGCTCATAGGGGCCGTGGTTCTTCATGAGTATGTTGTTAAGCTGGTCGAAGCGTACACCGACATTAGTGCCTGCGGTGACGACGCCAGCTTTGATCACATTGGAGAAGTGGTAGGACCTGTCGTTGTGTATGCCGACGTAGTAAGTGATCTCATTGAGTATCGTCATCGTCCCGGCAGTGGACGTCACATACGGGTGTGGGCCAAGGAATGGGACGTAACAGTCGAGGCCAACGTACATTAACTGGTTGACATCGGCAAGCCAGATGCTAAGTGCGGGATATGAGCCAGAGCCTATGATGGGTTCGCGTAACCCCATCCCGTTGTACATGACGATGCCTTCATTGGTATTACACACCGGCGCAGGGCGAGTGAGGCAGTAGGAACCCCCATAGGTGGTGGGAATGGTGAGGATCTTCGCCCCGTCCCAACTGCCTAGGTACAATGACCACCACTCCATGAGGTTGCCGGTGATCTTGAGCCGTATTTGGTTGAGGTAACCGGCGTAGAGTGGGTCGCGGTACTCGTGGAATTGCTTCCACAGGCCGCTGGCAAATGAGGCACGCCATTTACGGCCACCAAATAGCCGTAACCACAGTGACCCATCAGTGCTGGGCATGACGCGAAAGTTATGGCAATGCACGGCGGCAGGGGGCGGAGCACTGGGATTCACCTGGGTCACTACGCCCATGAGCGGGATATAAGCGGGAGGTTTGGAGTCAGCCATGGCGGTTAGTGACTAACTAGCGTGAGTTCACCATGTGATGGCCGCTGGGTGATGCCGCCATGATTGGATTCAATGTCTCCAGTGCGCCCAGGAAACGTTTCATCTGCCGGTCAAAGCGACTATCCTGGTTACCCGCCTCGCGATCCCCAAAGATGTACGCACGGTGGAGCAGTGCGAGTACAGGTATAAGCTGGTTGGGAATGTAGAGAGATAGGTTAGTGTCGCTCCATACGCCTAGTGGGTGCGCGGGTATAGGGGGACGTTGCACGTACTTGAGGCGTAGAGTGAGACCATCCGTCGCGGGGCAGTTGAGAACTATAACCTTGTAATCCCCCTCACTGTCGTCCCCGGGTGGCAGTTCCGGTATAAGCGCGGCGGCAATGCGATACGTGGACGGGTAGCCATTCGCAGGCTTGGGGTAGTCGGCGTGGTCGTTCCATTCTGTCACTGCACCAATGGCGGGAATGTCGTTATTGGGCGTGATCTCATACCCGGCCCAGTTGATGTTATTGCCAAGCAGTGGCGCACCTGTAATAAATGCACCATGCGTTTCTATAGTCAGCACATCCTGTGGCAGGACAATGCGGTTGTCACCAGCGGGGATCGGGATACTAAATGCAGTGGTATTAAAGTAGCCCTTGCCGTGCCGGTTGTAGACTTCATTGCAAAAATGCGGCAGGACTATGTACCAAAACTGCCAATCATGGGGGTAGCCGCCAACGGCGGATTCGTCATAGTTAACGAGGAATCTCCAATAGGCGCTATATAGCATGGCGGCTACCTCCCTGTCGTGGCGTTGTGTCGGCCTGCCGACCTGTTGACTTAGTTATTGTACTACTTGCGTCTCCTCGCCTTGCGTGCCTCCTCCAGCATTACATCGTCATCGGGTTGGGCAGGCTTGAGGAACTTGGCGGTGGCTTCGTCGGTGGGTTCGGCGGTGGCATCACCTAGAGCGTCGCCGCTGGCCATGGCGTCGAGGTCGATGTCGGGGTCAACGGCGAGTTCGTCACTGGGAGTAGTCACGGCCTTGTCGGCAGAGAGCTTGGCCACGATGGCACGTAGGCGATTGAGTTCGGCTTCCTGCGCGTTGAGGCGGCTTTTCTGTTCACGTATCAATGGGTTGAGTGTTGACGTGGTTTCATTGACGATGCGATCAGCCGTCCGCTGGGCGTGCGTCTTGGTGGCCTCGACCATTTCTTCGGCAACGAGTATACTTGCCACACCACCTTCGGCGATCTCGGCGTCGCGGGAGTCGTTGATAGCCTTGATCCACAGGGGATTATTGGTACGCAGCACACCGAGTGACACATTCTGCCCGGGGGCAATGGTCTTGGGCACCGTGGAGAAGCGCATCTGCACAGTGATGATGGCGTCCTTGTTGCCGCTCACGGGCTTGGGATTGACAAAGTGTACCTGCTTGGTGAGACCGGGGTACGTCAGGCAATAGTACTCCCTGATGGGCAGGCCCGGGCGGTGGATCATGGGGTCGCCCATGGAGAGCAGTGATAGGCCATTACTGGGGTCGGCGAGGTATTCGGCCACGACGTTATCGGGGATAGTTGCGGTCATGCGGTGTGGTTTCCTTTGCGGTGAAGTTAGTGACTAACAGGTGGTGCGGTGCTGTCAACGGTGGGGGCAGGCGGCACCGCATATACCACCTGCCCCCGCTCAACCCAGGCTGGGGAGAACAGAACCATGTTGTCCAGCCCTGGCGAGTTGTTGGACTACTGGCTACCAGGGTGCCGTGTAGTCGGTGACATTTTGCAGGACCCCGTGCTTCTTTTCGTGACGCACCTTGAGTCCGCAAATCATACGGGTCTGGTCAACAATGCGACCGGCCCCATCTTTGATGACATCTTCCAGGACAGTGGGTTCACCATAGGAGAAGCCATTCCCCTGGAGGAAGACGATTTCGACATTGGCGAAGTCCACGGCAAAGGCAATGTGACCAAAGCCGCGAGTCTGCCCAGTGAGGGTTTCGAGCGTCTTGTCGTGGATGAGGCGCAAGTCGCCAAAGCCGGTCTGCACCATGCGCGTCTTGATGCCAAACATCTTTTCAGTGGGTCCAACCATCATAAACTGGTGCTGCCAAGCGTTGATGGCATTGATGACCATGGCGGGACAAATGAGGCCGAGTTCACTGCCGCTGTCGTGGTATTGGAATACCCGCTCGACGAAGCCGAGAAAGCCCTTGTACGTGAGTAGTCCACCAGCATCGACGACATTGGTGACTATTTCACTACGCAACCCAGCCATGGTCCGCATCTCGCCGTTGACGTCATTGAGGTCCTGCGATGCCTTGCCCCAATAGGCGGTGCGGTTGTAGTCCAGCTTCATCTCGTTCATCATCTTGGACTGGAGTTCATCCCGTAGTCCTTGAGGAGATGCATACTGTTGAGATGCCGCCTGTTCCAAGGTAATGCGCTTGGTCTTGCCGAAGTGCTGCATGTAGGTCTGCTTGGTCATCGCGATAGTGGACTTGCTATCGGGAGCGGCGGCACCTTCGTTGAGTGCTGGGCCGTTGATGGATAGGGCAGAACCAGAGGCAATTGCTGCGCCCACTGTACCCGCAAATGCACGGGTGACAGTGATGATGTTGGTCACCGGGTTGTTGGCAGTGACACGGACGAGTTCGCCCATGGCCACGGTGGCATTGGCAGGCGGGAAGTACAGGACATCACCGGGGACGACAGGTTTAGAGTCAACGAGGGTGATCGAGGTTGCCACGCCATCGGCTACGGCAGCGGCGGTAATCACCCACTGGGTCATCCAGTCATCCTCTTTCCACTCGATGAGGGTGCTGGACTGGCCCTTTTTTCTGGACTTTTTCAACCCCTCCACGAGGAGCGTGGTCAGTGGGGCGATGTCGGGGCGGATCAACATCGCGTCAACGCCGACGACCCGGACGTTATCGGTCGCGGCAAACATCTGTTGGGTATGGCGATTACCCAGTGCGTATGAGATAGGCATGGCGGTGAGGACTCCTGTTGGGTAACTGAGTTGATAGTCGGGCTAGTACACCACTCGCCATGCGGTAGCGGTTAGTGACTAACCAAAGATGCTGGTCGATTTGTTGGCGGCAATGCGGAGGCGCTCGGCGTCCGGGTTGGCGAACCGACGTTGACCATTAGTGGAGGTAGTGGCACCACCCCCTGCTGCACCGGCGGCACGTTTGGCAAGAATAGATGCGGCTGCGGCCTTGGCGGCGCTGGACACTGTGGTACCCCGCTTCACTAGTGCTGCTGCGGCCTTCACCTTGGCCACCCGGCCCTGTGCATTCGCATTGGCCTTGGCTGTTCGAGGCGCTAGGTCATGGGCGAGACGGATGCGATCAATCTCGTGCAATACGGCGCGTCGGTCGGCTGGGAGATCGGCATATTCCGGGTTCTCACTCAACCGGTTCACCCTGGCTACAATGGCTGGATTAGACCTAAGTAGAGCCTGATACGTGGAACTGCCATCCTTGGTGGGCTTGACAAATTCGGCGATGTCAGGGTCTGTTTTTTCCAGCTTGGCAAGCTGTACTATAGCAGAACGTTCGGCGGCTTGTCTACTGCGGAATTGCGTGGCACTCTTGTTGAGGTTGTCGAATTGGTCCAGCTTAGGTGCAACATCAGCGAGTAACTGCTCTTTGAGGTAGTTGAGTACCACGGGGGACTTGAGATTGAAGACAAGGTCTTTGGCAAACTCGTAGCGGCGGTGTTCCCGTAGTTCTTCAAATGCTCTACGGCGCTGTGGCTCAGATAAACGCTGGTCCATGGAGTCGCTGTAGAGTTGGGCCTCCGCGGTGTAGTGCAATGCGGGATCTAGCACTATGGGGTCGGCATCACGGGCATCGGCAGGTGGGCGAGTAGCTGGGGGCGGGGTACGGGTGGTTGCGGGAGTTTCACTAGCCTTGGCACGGGCAGTGCGGACTTCACGTTCGATCTCGGTGAGAGACTCTTCAGCAGTGGCGGTAGTGGTTGGGGTAGCCTCGCTCTCCGCTAGGGTGGCGATTACTTCCTCGATGATGGACGCCTGCTTGGGGGTGAGGGTCTCGACGTCGTAGCCCAGTTCGCCGGCGATGGCGGCGCGATGGTCGGCGTCAGGGGCAGCAGTACGGGATGGCTTGGGTGCGGCAGGCTTGGCCTCGCCCTCGTCGTCTACCTGCTCGTCATCCTCTACTGGCTCTACTGG